TTAACATTTGACGGCACTGTATCAGAATTGATTTCGTTCCCCTCTGTTCTCTCCACCACCAACCGCCAAAACCTCGAGCGTAATCAGGGCGGTTACTATGGAATATTAGCCCTTGATCAGCTTTCAGCGCCTTCTGCCGCCGCCTACAGCTTGCGTAAACTACGCAATGCATACACGGGCAACGCGATACGGGTGCGCCGGTCGAGCGACAATGCCGAGACCGATATTGGCTTTACCGCCAGCGGCGATCTAAATACCGCTGCCCTGCTCGCGCACGTCGGATCAGGCAACGGCTTCGTCACGACTTGGTATGACCAGTCGGGCAATGGCCGCAATGCCATGCAGTTGACGGCAGCCAAACAGCCGCAGATTGTGGTCAATGGGGTGGTGCAAACGCAAAACGAAAAGCCCGCAATCAGGTTGCAAACTTCACAGTTAGACATAACTGGGATTACGTCATTCACGAGCGGTTACGTTGGTGCCGTCGCCTCTGTCGCGGCCGCTGGTGATAACAGTCCCGTGGTTTTGTATTCAAGCGGCGCATTTCTTGGGTTTGGGAGTGGTGGTAGCCAGGTCAGATTTCGCATGCGAAATCCAGACCCGGCCTTTACGACCCCGCCCAGTCCGTACGCCGTCAGTAATCCCATCAATACCAATACGTTGATGTCTTACACGACCGATGGCGTTGCTAATATCAACAATTACCTTAACGGTGCGCTGGTATGGCAGGACACTTCGGCAGCGTCATTTAATCCTGTGATAGGCATTGGCGGAAATCATTCTGGTCAAACTATCACAAACGGCAAGGTGCAAGAGGTTGTGATTTTCAACACCACATTCTCCACCGCCAACCGCCAAACCCTCGAACGCAATGAAGGCGCTTACTATACAATTTCAGTTTCATGATTTACAAATAGGGGACAGATATGAATAAATTTTTTATTACTACACCGGAAATTGCGAGCGCGCTTGAGATGGCCACCGGCATCAGCGCGGAGAAAGCTCGCCAGCAGGGATGCGAAGGCGTCACCTCATTTTGGTGGAGTGTTGTTCGGCACCCGGACGGCGAGCAGGCCGCGCTGGAAATACATGATGCGCCGGAGGCTGGTGGCGTTATGCAGCAAATTGGCGAGAACAACGAAATTGTAATCGGGGACACACCAGCAGCGTCAAACATCGTGTATCAAAACGGCGACCTCGTTATCACGACCGACGACCTAATCGACGAGCTGCCAGCGGATTGGCATACGGTTGCTCCTAGTCCAGATGCACTATAGGACGACTCTCGCATGATCGAGATTAAAACTACCGGGCTGGCCGAACTCAAAACGGTTTACCGGGATCTGCCCGACAAAATCAAGCGGCGCGTTATTGCTCGCGCTGCGCGAAAGGCGGCGAGCGTCTATTTGGCCGAGGCGCGGCGCGTGGCCCCGGTGAGGGCTACACCTATGCGCGGCAAAAATAAACGCCCGGCAGGCACGTTAAAACGCGCCCTAATCGTTAAACGGGCGCGTGAGCTTAACACCGCCACGTCAACCGGATTTTTGGTGACGGTTTTGCGCGGCAAAAAATTTCAGCGGGTCGGCAAAAAGGGCGTCAACAAAGATGCGTACTACGCCAATTGGGTGCATGACGGGCACCGAGTCGTCCCGCGCAGATCAAAATCCAATCAGAGCGGCATCGCAGCACGGCGGCGCGGGGCTGCCGGGCGCGTTGAGGGCAATCCGTTTTTGCTCAATGCGTTTGAGTCTGCGTCAACGCGGGCGCTAGACAAATTTTCCGAGACGATGCAGGTTATTTTGGCCAATCCGACCGCGCTGAAATGACAACAATTGACGAAGCCATCATCGCCGCGCTCTCAGCCGCTCCCGCGCTAGGGTTTGCCGTACACCCGCAGGGGGCCAGTCAGGACGCCAAAAAACCGTTTGTGATTTATAGCCGGACGTCGGAACCAATCATGACAATCCACGGGTACGCTGGCATCACTAGACACGACGTGATTTTTGAGTGTTGGGCAAATCGCAAACGCGATGCATCTGCAATCGCGCTCGCGCTGCGCACTCGCATCACATCGACGGCGGCGGGATTGGTGTGGGAGGAAATCCTCGCGCCTGAGGACGATTACGCACCAGATACCGATGAGTTTTTAGAGTACGTCGCGTTTAGGTTTTGGCATTAGCAACACAATTGCAGGTTTAATTTTTTATAGGAGCAGATCATGGGACAAAATATTTTATTACTCAACACTAAAGTCGACATGGAAAACACGCGGGGGACGGCCAAAATCATCACCGCGATCACCAAGGCGACCGAGGCGGTTATTACATGCACGCACGACTTCGCCATTGGCGATTACGTTTTTATCGAGGGCGTAGTTGGTATGCCAGAGATCAACGGGCGCGTGGTGCGAGTCAAATCGGTTAGCACGACCGTCTCGTTTGTGGCCGAGGGCCTAGACTCGACGCTGTTTAGCACATACGCGTCCGGTGGATCGGCATACAAAATCTCGAGCTGGCACTCATTTGATAACCTCACCAGCCTCAATTACCCGGAGCCTACTCCGAACGCGATTGACGTGACCACTATCCACAACAACCAAAAATTTGAGGTTTTTGGACTCGACGACGCGCCCACAATCACGCTCAACACGATTAGTGATCCAACATCCGTCACGACCAAGGCCGTGCGCGCTGCATCGGCCAAAAAATCAATCACAGCGTTTCGAATCACGTTGCAGACTGGTACGATTTTAATTTGCACTGGCTACGTCGCGGGCGGTCGTGGGCTCGATGGGTCGGTCGGCGCTTTGGCCACTGGACAAATGTCGATCAAGTTGGCAGCGCCTGAGCAGTATTTGTAGCATGAGCCAAGCCATTATTGACAAAATCCGTGCGGCACGCGCCGTGCGGATTACATCGGGGAGCGTGGTATTTTTTGCCACGCGCCCAACCGTCTCGCGATTTGGCGAGATGCATCGCGCCGTCGCTAGGGACGCCGACATCTGCCGAGAGTGTGTCACTGGTTGGGACAACGTGCGCGAGCGCGACATCATTGATGGCGGCGGCGATGACATCGTTGCATGGGACGCCGCGCTTTTTGGCGAGTTGATTGTTGATCGCGTTGACTGGTCGGCGGCGATTGTGGCCGCCATTGTGGCCGCGACATTGGCGCAAATGACGGCGCAGGCTGAACAGCAAAAAAACTAGTAGGCTGGCTTGAGATAAACGCGCTGAAAAAACGCGCCCCCGGCATTAGGCCAGTCGAGTTGTCGCCGGAAAACGCTCAGGTCGTGCAGGCGTGGCGGCGCATGGGCGGGATTGATTGGGCGGCGCTGCCGCTCATAGTAGAGTTGCAGGGCGTGCGGGACATCGAAAATTTTGTTTTTGGACTTGAGCAAATCCGCGATTATTTTGAGCAGCAGCAAGGGTGACGAATGAGTAAGCGCGTTGGATCACTGGGGATCGAAATTGCGGTAAACGACGCGGAACTACGCGCCGCGATGAAGCGCGCCGCCGACTCGACTACGCAGGCATTTACAAAAATGGAGGGCGCGGCAAGCAAGGCAAGCAGCGTGCTCGCCGGACTTGGCGTGGCGGTTGGCGCTATTGGCCTGGCTACCACCGCGTTTAACAAATTTGCTGGTGCCATTACCCAGCTCGACGACCTCAACGATTTGTCCAAACGAACGGCGGTGTCAGTCGAGACGTTGGGGGCTCTAAAAATCGCCGCAGAACAATCTGGCACCAGCCTAGAGGGGCTGGCGACCGGATTAAAACGATTGCAAAAAGCGCAAATCGCCGCCGCTGACGGCGACAAAGCGATGCAGGCAACGCTATCCGTTTTGGGCGTGACGGCCCGAGACCCAGAACGCGCTCTAATTCAGCTCGCAACGGCGTTTGAGGCGCTCGACGAGCAATCTAGGGTAGAGATAGCCACGCGCCTCGGCAAGGGCTTTGACGCGCTTATACCGCTGTTGAGCGGGGGCGCGGCAGAGCTTGAGCGGATGATTGTTGTTGGGCGACAACTAAATCCAGTCACAAAACAATCCGCGGACGAGGCTGATAAATTTAATGACTCGCTCATTGAGTTGAGGGCATCAGGCAACGCGGTGTGGACGCAGCTCGCGTCCGAGGCCCTGCCTGCGCTCGCTCGCATTGTTGGCACGATGCGAGAGGCGCAAAAAGAGAGCGGCACATTAAAGGCGGTTTTGGTCGGTATTGGTGGCGTGATGGTGGAGGCGGTGTCGGACGTCAACACCGCGCCGCTGAACAAATTGCAAAAAGAATTGGCGTCTGTAAATCGTCAGATTGAGTCCGAGACGAAACGGCTGCAAAGCTCTTTGTTTGAGACCAACTCTCGCGCTGGTATCGAGGTCGCGATTGAGGCGGCTCGCACGCGCAAAGTGCAGCTAGAAGCGGAAATTAAAGCGATTGGTGACGCCACCAAAACGGCTGCCGCGCCGGTCCCTGCGAACAACACGATGGCGCAGCAGGTGTGTGAGATGACGGGCGGGCGCTGGAACGGCAAATCGTGCGAGCGCGGCGCGGGCGCTGGCGCTGAAGACAGCAGCAAAAAAATACTTGACGGCCAAATCAAGGCGCTTGAACGAGCGGGCGCGGAAGAGCGCGATATTTTGGCATCAAATTTTAAGGCGATTGATGCGCAGCTCGCTGACAGTGCGATCTCGTTTGCAGATTATTATGCCGTGCGAAGAACGCTACAAGAGCAAGCGATTAAATCTCAAATCGCGGCGCTTGATGCTGAGATCGTCGCGTTGGAGGACTACAAAAATCGTGCTGCCAAAACCAACGACAAGCTCGATGCAGAAAATAAAATTGCAGACGTACTCCAAAAACGTAGAGCACTCGAACGCGCCGCAGGCGATCAGGCGGTAGACGAGGCTGCGCGTCAGAAAAAATCGTTTGAGGATTTAGAAAAACAAATCCGATTAAACAGCGCAGCGGTGCAGGAGCTAGAGGGCAGCCTATCAGAAGCAGCCGCGATCAGGTTTGATGAGGCGAACAGGGAGATACGGCTGCGCCTAGTTGTGGAGGGACGCGACGAGGCGGTCGCCCAGCTCGATAGGCTGCGGTCGTACACCGTTGCACAGGCCGGTATAAACGCGCTCAATGAGGAGGCTGATCGCATATCGCAGCAGCGTGCAAACTCCGAGACGTTGGTGAGCATCGCGCAGCGGAACGGTGCGACCACTGAGCTAGGGTCATTGCAGGCGCGTAGCGAGGCGCGCGCGCGTGAGGTCGAGGAGCTACAGCGCATCTATGAGGTGCGGCTGAAAATCGCG